TCATTATCCGGGAAGTGGACGCAGGAGTGCCTTGTCCGATTGAGATTAAGACGCTTCGAGCTGAAGCACGGGCGAAAATCGTTAGGTAAGAGGGGGGAGTAGGGACATGGGATATGTAAATGTCACACAAGGGGTTACTATCTCGGTCCCTACTTCGGGGACTCGAAACTGGGCACAAAACCTGCTCACGAACGCTTGGCAGAAGCTCTCAAGCCATGACCACACCGGGTCTGGTAAAGGTCTTCAGATCGTAACTGCAGCCATCGCAAACCTTGCCGTAACTTCCGCGAAGCTCGCCAAGAATCTGGCAGGGACTCAAGCTACAACGGTCGTTCAGGCCGCAAACGCTGCAACGCTCGATTTCAATAACGGAAACATCCAGAAGCTTAGTCTGCAGGGTGCGACTGGTCCGGTAGCTGTGACGCTTTCCAACCCGCAGGCCGGCGGGGTTTATAAAATCTTCGTCGTTCAGGACTCGACCGCAGTTCGGGATATCTCGTGGCCGGTTGCCGTCCTTTGGCCGCAGGGTGAGAAGTATGGCGTGGATGTCTCTCAGGGCACTAGCGATATCGACTGCGTAACCCTGTACTATGATGGAACCAATTACTTTGGCGACTTTCAATTAAACTGGAGTTAATATGGACCCAATTATTGGATCAGCAGCAATCATGGCAGGAACTCAGCTCTTGAGCGGACTTCTAGGGCAAAAGCTTGCCCGTGAGCAAGAAGAAGAAGCCCGTCAGCTGGCAGCAGCCCAAAGCGGTCTCCAGATGACCCAAGGGATGCTGAGTGGTCAGCAAAAAGCGACTGAAACGGCTTTGGGAAACCTGATCGCAGCCTATCGCTCGGGACTTGGAGGGTAACATGTACGGACAGATGACGAGCATGAACCCGTTTGGCCTTGAGGTAGAAAAGACTCAGTCTCAAATGCCGACGATGGGAAGCTTTATTGAGGGGCTTAAGCAACAGCCCGAAGTTCAGCCTGCACAGTCAGTAATGGCCCAGCCAGCTATGCCAGAAGCGCAAAAGCCAGCAGCTCCCGTTACGGTTGAGGATGCAAAAGGCAAGGCAGAGCTTGGAAAAGCAGGCGTGATGGCTGCAACGACTCTTCTTGGAAAGCTCTTGGAAGCCAAGGCCGCCCGAGAAAAAGCAATGCGCGAGAGAAAGTCTGAAGCGGCTACGACCGTTGCAAAAGGCACTCAGGAAGTTTTGCAAGAGCAGCAGGCATCCACGGCAAACCCTTTAACGCAGTTAATTGGCGCATACAGAAGCGCACTGTAAGGAGATCATATGATGGAAGGAAAAATGCACGGTAAAGGTCTTGAGAAAGCTAAAATGCACTACGATATGCTTATGGAAGCGCTCTCTGCCTTGGGTATGTCTCTCGCTGAATTTGAAGATCAGATGGAGTCTGGCGAGGAGATGGAAGAGGGCGAAGAGTACGGTGAAGAAGGCGAGAAAGCCCCGAAGCCGATGGACAAGGGTAAAATCGCTATTGTCGTCGCTCGCATGAAGAACAAGATGAAAGGCGAATAAGCCATGAGAAACATTTCCCTGCTGATTACGGCTTCCCGCCGGGCGACAGAGAACGAAGAGTTCACTGAGACGGCAGGGATTCAGGACGAGGAATTCATTCAGTACATGAATGACGGTCAGGAAGAGATTCACTCGATCCTGAACGCTGCGTTTCCTCATATTCTCATGAAAGAGCAGATCAGCTCTGTGGTTCAGGGTCAGGAGGCTTATTCAATTCCTGACATGGTCTACATGGGAACCCGGATCGACATGCTTGAGTATAGTCCGACCGGGCTTGCGTTTGACTATTACCCTCTGAAAAAGGGTAGCCTGAAAGAGCGATTGAATGGAATTTCTAGCAACCCTGCTTTTTACATCCGCAATGGGTCTCAGGTTTTACTTCAGCCGCCACCGCAGCAGGCTGGGACTTTGAGATGGAACTTCCAGCGCAAGATCACGAAACTGGATAAGCAGCGGGCATCGGTCCTTTCTGCTGTCTTGGACACGAATGCCAAGACGATCACCAGTCTGACTCTTGATCCTAACCAAGCCCTAGATGCTACGGGTCTGCTCGAAGAGAACTACATCACGATCGTTGACAAAAACGGTGTGGTAAAAATGAAGTCCATCCCGATCAGTGCGATTGATACGAGCACGGGCGTGGTAACGGTGGACGCTGGTTTTGTGTACGAGTCTGGGGAGACGATCGACGCTGGGGATTTTGCGTTGCGCGGGAAGTACAGCTCAACCCATTCGGAGCTGCCCGAGGTGTGCGAGAAATACTTGCTCGAATACTGCAACACACGGATACTGATGAGAGACTCCAGCACGGACGCAGACTCCATTGCACAGATTCTGGCTAAAGTGCAGCAAACGCTTCAGACGGCCTTTGCCGAACCTGATTCTGACCCTGACTATGTCACCGTTCTGGACGGACAATATCTCGGTTGGGATCAATACTAATGGGCGTCCAATACCAGCACCTGAAGCGATACCAGAACTTCTACGGGATTGATCTCAAGGCGAGTAACCTTGAATTTCCCGACCAATTCGCTACGGATTGCCAGAACATCGTCATTTCAAAGACTGGGAGCCTAGAAAAGCGGGTAGGCTTCCAACCACATTCCGAGCCTGATTGCAGTAATGGGCTTTTTGTCTACAACCGGGTCAACTCACAGGGGGAAGAAGTCCCTGAAGTAATCGGTGTCTCGGATACCCTTAAAAAGCTCTCCAAGAGCATTATCACTGTCACCTATACTGGGACGGACCCTAATGCGCGCATCTCGTTCATCTTCGACACGGCGACGGATCAGTACCGCTGTCAGATTGAAATTGGGACGACGACTGTCCTTGATTCGGCGCTGGGTCTTGGCCGTGATGATCCAAGTCCTAAGACGGTTGACGACCTAAGAGCGGAAATTGACGCTCTAGCGGACATTACCGCGACTATTACAGGCGACTTGAATGCGCCGGCAGCCTTCTGCCGTCTTGCGTATCAGTACGACCTGACTTCGGGGCCATTCCAAGCCACAGCCCTATACTGGGCACAGCTAAATGTCTCTCCGCAGACCGGCAAATCCGGGCCGCTGGAGGGCTCCGAAACCCATAAAAACGACGACGACTTCGAGAATGCCACGAGCGTTGTCCTTCAAAACTGCCTGTATGTGGCCAACGGTTACGACGAGATCATCAAATACGATGGTCAAAATGTGTACCGAGCAGGACTTCCAACGGCTGCAAGCCTGACCGCCACTGGTACGGCTGGAGCAGGCCGCGCCTATGTGTGGCGTGCTCAGTATATTCAAAATGACGCGGTACTGAACACGGTTGAGGGGAACCTTAAAAACTCTCCTCAGTATGCCTTTACCGAGCCGAGCGTAAACCCCGTGACCGTTACGGCTGCAAACATTCAGGCCGGGACCGGATTCAACACCAACTGCGCGATTGTGGCAGGCGCTCAGGGACCGGTGAACACCATTGTAGTCGATGACGGCTCTGGCGGCGTTCACACCATGAAGGTCGGTGACACGGCATACTTCTTCGATTCTGTCTCTGGTGGCTATGTCGAAAGAGAAGTGACTGCAGTGGACACCACCGCTCCGACTTACTCCATCACGGTTGCCGGGGCCGCCGTTACGGTGGCAGATAACGCCGTCATATCGAACAACCTGAGGATCAGATTGTTCAGAAACCAAAACACTGGTCTGACTCCGACGATCTGGTACGAGCTGGTCGATCTGCCAAACAACTCGTTTGCGGCAACACAGACCTACACCGACAACCGGTCGGACGCTAACCTGCTGGCAGGAATTCAGCTTGTAGAGCCTACGACCGACCGCTCGCCGCCGATCAAGGGCAAGTACATTTCGGCATTCCAGACCCTCATGGTGACAGCGGGAGATCCCGAGAATCCTAATACTGTGAGTGTTTCGGATATCGAAAATGCGGAATACTTCCCATTCCCAGACAATCAGTTCATCGTGAATAATTTACAGGGTGACCTGATTACGGGGCTTCACCCTTCAAACGAGAACTTCCTGATCTTCCAAAGCCGCTCGATCCACGCCATGACGGGTGATGTTCCGAACGGCAACTTCCGGGTGGATACGATCACGACCGATATCGGGTGTGCGGCTCATGCCACTATTCAGGATGTCCGAGGGACCGTGTGCTTCCTCTCTCCCTTCGGGCCTCGGGTGATGACCGGAGCCAATATCCCGCAGGGACTGGGGGCTTCAAAAGACAATGTTCTCAACTCTCGGCTCGATCCTCTGTTCTCAACCCGAGGGCTTACGGAGCCTGAGATCCTGAGAGTGAAGCGGGCCATTGCACTGAATGATCGGCGTGGCGAGAAGTATATCCTGTTCATCCCTGCCGAGAGCGAGACAACGGGCGGCGATCGCTATGTGAACGAGTTCGCAGAGACGCTAGTGTATGACTACACTCGGGACGCTTGGGTGACTTGGACGGGCCTCAACATGGCAGGCGGATTGATTTCGACCGATGACGATACAGAGCTTCTGTTTATCGAGCGGCGGGAGCTCAACGACGCTGTGGAGCACTACGCCTACCGGTTCCTGAACACTGGCACCTTTCTGGATTATCAGGACCACGATCAACCAATTACCTGCACCTATAAGAGCCCGTGGGAGTTCATGGGTGAGGCTGCGATCCGGAAGAACTTCCAAGCGATCCGGGTGTACGGAATTGAGGAGATCGATCGAGAGTACACAATCGACATTCAAACCGAGTCAAACTTCACGGCTGACAATGTCATCTCGACCTGCAGCCTGACTTTCGGAGCTGGCGGATATGGCACGAGTCAGTACGGAATCGACCCATTCGGCGACCCAAGCACTACGGGCCTCAAGCATAAACTATCCAACGGGCGGGTTACGGCCCTTCGGGTGATTCTTTCTAACTCTCAAGAACAGACCAATGTGAGCATCACCGGGTATGAACTTGAGATTGCGACACCTTACAAACCCAAGTTTTTGACCTAACATGGCTAAATTCTCAGGATTCCGGACATTTAAACTCGGAGGAACGGTGGAGGAGGCAATCGCCTATCTCTCCAACGGTCTTTCGGTTTCCTTGCGAGAGCTTCAGGCTGGTCTTGCAAACTTGACCTTTGCAGACAACTTTAAGGGGCAGATTATTGAGGTGTCGATTCCGGCAGGTCAGACGGTGGGATTTTCTCATAACCTAGGTGTGGTGCCCACTCAGCGTGTTATCCTTAAATCAACGGGCAGCATCGACGACTCTGCGACTGCGTGGACAGACAAAGCGGTTTACTTTCGGAACAGTGGCGCGGCTGCGCTAACAGCTAAAATTCTATTGATGAGGTGAGAACATGGGATTTTTCAAAAGTTTAGGAAGAGTTGTTGGAGCCATTCATCAGCCTATT